AAACCGACTTGATCGCCTCGACCTCCGCCGGAATGTCCGTGTCGATATCGACCGCGACCAGGATTTTACCGGCCGGCGCCGAGCTCGATCCGAGCGCCAGGCAAATTCCGGCGTCCGGCCATTTATCCCAAATCTGAGTCTCGAATTGCGTCGGGAGCCGGTCGCAATAGCGTTGCCACTTGTTTTCGGCCCACCATTGGCCGCCGGCGAACTTGCCCGGAAATTTGTCGCCCGGAACGCACGGGATCACCGCGAGTCCTTGCTCGCGATAGGCGTCGGCGTGATCGTGATAAATAGAGGGCATGGGCGGAGGGCGGACCTAACTCATGAGGGCTTGAAAGGGAGGGCGGATCGGATCGCCTAGAAGGGCGGGAATTGCTTCGCTTCGGCGCGCATGCGGTCGGAATAGCCGTCGAGGAATTCGGCGAGGAACGTCGACCACTCCCCTTCCGTAAGCTCCGCCAGGTCGGTTTTGCCGATCGAGTCCAGGAAGGCGCCGGCCTTTTCGCCGCCGGCCTGGATCGCAATCTCTTCGGTTTCGGTTGTCTTGATCATGAGCTCTCCGGCAAGTGAGTGCGGCGCGCAATCGAGGCAAACCGCCAGGGTTTTGAAAAAGAGGCCGGCCGCCGCCTCCCGCTTGCAGAGGAAGCAAGGGCCGGGTTGCGGGAGCATGGCGCACGCCCGCTCCGTCGCCGCGCCTAGCCGCGCGTCGTAATCGCGGAGCACGGGCATGAGGTCTTCTAGGGTCGCGGGGCGCGTCATAGGATCACCTTAAAAAGGAACGTCGTCGTCGAGGTCCGCGTCGAAGGCGTAGCCGGTCGTTGGCCGTTGCCAGGCGCGAATGGTCGCGAGCTTCTTCGGATCGGGCTCCGCGAATTTCGCCTTCCAAGCGCGATCGCTCGCGGCTTGCGCCCATGACGGTTGATGCGAGGTCGCGTCGACCAGGTCGTTATTGCCGAGCGCCGCGTCGCCGTGCCGCCGGCCGGTGATCCGCCAAAATTTGCCGTCGGGCTCGATCCGGATTTCCGTCACTGGCGAGAGCTCGCGCGCGCGGTTGAGCGCTTCCGTCGTCGTCGCCGGAACCGGCTCAAGCCCGCCGTGTTGCCGCCACCATGACGCGGCCTTGCGCTTCGCCTTTTCGCTTTCGAAGGCGATCCATTCCTTAAACGTCGCGGTCGCCGCGGACAGGTTCCCGCCGCCGCCGCAAGAATACTCAACCCGCATGCTAGGCGGTGATCCGAATTTTTCGTGCCGATAGAAGCGGCGTTGCTGAACCGCCTTCCAAGCCGCTTCGCCCTTGGAAAGGATCGGGCCGACGGCCGCCGTCCGCGTGATCTTGTCGGAAAGCTGGCGCTCGAATTCGAAGCCGCAATCCGGGCACATCATCACGGAGGCGTGAATGATCGAAAAGCATTGCGGGCAATTCTTGACCGGCGCGTCGCCGCCGCCCTTGCCGGGCTTGCGCGGCTGAACCATGTCGATCGGCCCATGCCGGCGCACGAGCCCGCCGAAATCGAGGAAGAGGCAATTCGGGCACGGCCCGGCCGCGATCGCCGCGAGACGTTGCTCGCGCGTCTCGATCGGGGCGCCGTGCGCGTAAACCGGGCGCGTCCCGCGTCCCGCAATCTGAACGTAAAGGCCGGCGCTCTCCGTCGGCCTGGCCGCGACGATCATGTCGACGCCGGGATGATTGAATCCCGTCGTGAGCACGCCGCAATTGACCAGGGCGCGAAGCTGATACGACTTGAACGCGGCGATGAACCGGCGCCGATCGGCCGTCGTCGTGTCGTCTGTAATGCACTCCGCCGAGACGCCGCGCCGGCGTAATTCGTCGCGAAGGTGCGCCGCGTGCTCTTTGCCGGTCGCGAAGACAAGCCACGAGCGCCGGCCCGATCCATAGGCGAGCGCTTCCTCGACGATCGCCCGGTTCAAATCGTCCGTGTCCGCGGCCGCTTGCAGCGCGCCGGCGACGAATTCGCCGCCGCGCCTGGCGACTCCGCTCGTGTCGATCGCCGACGCCGTCGCCTTCGAAACGAGCGGCTTCAAATAGCCGTCGTCGATCGCCGTCCGGATTCCATACTCATAGGCGACCTTGTCAAACATCGGCGGGATTTCGGCGCCGTCGCGCCCGGTCCAACCTTCGTCGAGCCGGCCGGAGTCGGTGCGGTAGGGCGTCGCCGTGAGGCCCAGGAGGCGCATGTCCGGATTCGCTTCGCGGAGCCCGGCGATAAAGCGCCCATACATGGTTTCAGCCGAGCGCGGGATCAGGTGCGCTTCGTCGACCATGAGCAAGTCGACCGCGCCGAGCGTTTCAACCCGCTTGTGCACGGATTGAATGCCGGCGAAAAGGATTTGCGCGCCGAGCTCGCGCCGGTTGAGGCCGGCCGAATAGACGCCGGCCGGCGCCCACTCCCACATGCCGACGAGCTCCTTATAGTTTTGCTCGACGAGCTCCGCGACGTGCGTCACGTTCACGATCCGCATGTCGCGATAATTGTCGCAAAGCTCGCGCGTGATCGTGCCGGCGACGCCACTCTTGCCGGTGCCCGTCGGGAGCACGACAAGCGGATTCCCGCCTTCCTCTTCCCAATAGGCATACGTCGCGTCGATCGCTTCGCGCTGATAGGGGCGAAGAATCCACGTCATGCGCTCTTGAGCCTCCGGATTTCGCGACGAACGTCGCTGATTTGATTGCGCGTCGCGCGGTGATCCGAAGAGCTTTCGCTCATGATCACGAAGCGAGTCCGGCCCGCGTAAGCGAGCACGGCGCGGAAATGGTGCCCGCTATGCTCAAACCGGATCGAGACTCCGGCATGCCGCGCGACCTCGCGCTCGATCGCCCTCCGATCAAACCTCACGGCCGCGCGTCCATTTTCGTGAGGTGCCAGGCCGGGCAATGCGGGCACTTGTATTTCGTGACGGCGAGGCCGCGTGAGGCCTTGAGGTCGTAAATCCGGCGCGTCGCTTCGCGGAGCGTGTAGCCACGCTTCCGCCGGCACGCGGCGAGGTCGTTCGCGTTCGGATCAGGTTGCGGGAGCCGCGCCATTAGAAGAGGCTCCCGGCCTGGCCGTGCGCGAGCGGCGCCTCCGGCGCGATCACTTGAACCTGGTCGAGCGCCCGGCGGAGCCGATCGACGGCGACGTCAAACCATTTGGGATCGAGCTCGCAGCCGACGAACCGCCGCCCCGACTGCAGCGCGGCGACGCCCGTCGTTCCGGAACCGGCGAAGGGATCGAGCACGAGCTCGCCGGGCTTCGTCGAGTTTTCGATATAGAGGCGGCAAAGCTCGACCGGCTTTTCGGTCGGGTGATTGGACTCGTCGCGCTGGAAGAGGCTTTGAAGGCTCTTCGTCGACGGGTTGGCGATCCGGTAGGCCTTCCCCTTTTTGAGGAAGACGACGAATTCGCACGTCTGTTGATACCAGCGGTTAGGCGGAGCCGCGACTTTATCCCAAATCAGGAGCCGGTGAAAATCGAGCCCGGCCGTTTCCGCCGCGGCGCGCGCGTCCGGTTCGTTCCGGTCGTTCGTGAAAATGTAAACATGCGCCTGGTCGGCCAGGGCGTCGGGCACGAGCGGAAGCCAATCGCTCCAATCAATGTCGCAAAGAACCGGCGCGCCGCTGTTGTTATACTCTTCCGAGCCGATCCAGCCGCCCAGGAGCGACGTTTTCCCGCCGGAGGTCACTTTGTAAGGCGGATCGCTCACGAGCGCCCTGGCGCGCGCCTCCGGCGGCGTCGATAGCGCCAAGTGCCGGAGCACGTCGCGCGCGTCCGCGTGATAGAGCGTCGCGTCGCCGATAACCTCGATCCTCACAGCGCCGGCTCCGCTTCCGGATTCTCCGCCGGCGCGTCGGCCAGGTCGCGGCCGTCGATCCAGGTCCGGCCGTCGTTCAGCCGATAGGTGACGGTTTCGGCTTCTTCGTCGGCGTCGAGCAATTCGCCGGGCACGAGCGCCGGAATGTAAAGGTGCGCCGGGCACGCCTCCCGCTGTTCGTCGGCCGACAACGGCTTCGCCCAACGCGCGCACGACCAAGCCGCGTCGCCCATGAATTCGGGCGTCGAGTGAATGCACGTCCGGCAATTGAGCCGCGCGAAGCTGCCCTCATGGCAAAGCGGCTTCGCCTTGCAAAAGCGGCAACGGAAATCGTCGGCCTTTTCGGAAATCCGCGACGGCGGCTCCGCCATGCGGAGAATCCGCTCAAGCCGCTCAAGCGTCCGCTCGCACCACTCGCGATCGTAATAGATGCGATCGTTCCAGCGGGAGTCGTCGTTCTTGCACGTCGCGGAGTAGAGGCAACGCTCAAGCCCGCGAATGTGCATATACATTTGGCATTGCGCCCAATGCTCCGGCTTCGCCTTGCGGAGGTTGCCGACGCCGGCCGCGCGGAGCTTGTTGAAGCTGTTCTGATTGTGCGATTTCGCCTCGACGACGTGCCAGGTCGCCGGCGCCTCCGGCACGCCGAGCGCCATTCCGTCGAGCTTGCCGCGGACGTGCCCGGCCAGGGCTCGCGCGATGAATTGTTTCCCCGTGTCCGGATCGAGGTCGTGAACCTCAAGGCCGATCATTCGAAGGTCGGCGATGATCCGCGCCTCTTCGATATGCCCGGTCGCGAAGAGGCGGAGCATTCTCCCGGTGAAGCGCTCGCGCGCGGCCGCCCAACGCACCTGATACCAAAGCGCGCGATCGCACTCGTTATGGAGCTCCGACATTGAGAAGCCGAGGCCGTCCCAATCTTCGGCGGCGGCCTCATAGGCCGCGTAAATCATGTCAGTGATCCGGCTTTCCGGCTTCGGTAGGGCGGCCACGGGCAAGGCTCCGGCGTTCGCGCTCGCGCGCGTTGAGGGGATCAGCGGGGAAGGAAGGGCCGGCCGAAGCCGGCCCTAGTGACGGTTAGGCGCTCTTCGGCGTCCAGGGCCGCGCCTTACTGGCCGGAGCCGGAGACGGCGGAGCCGCGGGCGGAGCCGACGGGGAGGCCTTCGACGCCGGCGGTGCGGCCGGCTCTTCGGCGGGCATGCCTTCCCAAAGGAACTTTTCGATCACGTTTTTCGTGACGTTCTTTGAGTGCTTGTTGGAATAGTATTCCTCATGCCCGACGCGCGCCCAAAACGGGCGGAAATGGAGCTTGCTCGTTTCGTCGAGCTCGTGGAACGGGAAGCCGTAAGCGGCCTCGCCGCCGGTCGCTTCGAAGAGCGCCTTTAGCTGACCCTGGCCGATCGCTTGCGCTTGCGCGCTTTTATGCTGAATCGACGTGATCGAGTGAAAGAACCAGTCGCCCTTGTTCGGGCCGTCGGCGACCGCGACCTTGAGCTCAAGATTCTGGCCGGTGCCCCTGCTGTTCGCCTTGACGTCCGACTCGATGATTTCGAGCGGATAATCGTCGTCGGGCAGGATTTTGAATCCGCCGCCGCCGCCGTTGTTGATTTCCGTATCGGCCGAAAGGCCGCCGAGTGCTGCCATGACTAAAAATGTCCTTCCATTGCTGCTTGAATGAGTGCGGTGAGGGCGATCACGATCAGCGCGAGCACGCCGATTTGATGCCCGGCCTTGAGGGCGTTCCAGCGCGCTTCCGCATGCGCGCGGAATTCTTCGCGGAAGTGGCTCACGGCCGACTCCCGATCACGAGCGCGATCGTGACAGCGTAGGCGCGGACCGCGGCGTCGGCGGCGATCCCGAAAAGGATCGCGCAACCGACGAACGTCCAAAAGCCCGACGTCGCGAATTGCAGGATCGCGAGCATTAGGCCGCCTCCCGCCGCGCGAGCTTGAGCGCTTCGTTCCGGCTCTTGCCCTCCGCAAGGGCGGCGCCGAACGCGGCCTCGCGCTTGTCGCTCTTAAAAACGCGGCCGACGCGAAGAGAGGTGGCGCGCTTCCGGCCGTGGCCGAATGACCGCCACGCCTTATCGCGCTTGATCCGCTTGTCGCGGCCGCCTGCCTTGAGGTTGCGGCGACGCCGATCCTCTTCCGTCAAGCCGGCCGCGGCCGGGAGCACGATCGAGCCGATCGCGTTCCGATCGGAGCCGATCGCGGAGACGCCGAGCGACGCCGCGGCCGCTGAGAGGCCGGCAAGCGTCGCCATGCGCGACGCGCTGAAAAGCCCGACGCCGCGCATTACGCCGCCGCCTTTGCGTCGGCCTTGCCCGGCTCCGGAGCGAAGAATTTCGCCAGGGCGTTGTAACCCTTGCCCTTCACGAATTGGATTTCGGCGGGCATGTCATAGCGATTCTTCGCGATGAAGCCCGGCCGCTCTTCCAGGTAAATGACGCGGACGCCGGCGCCTTGCGCTTCCTTCGTCTCCGAACCGAAGGCGCCCTTTTCCTTTTTGATCGTGACGCGATGATTCACGAAAGCGATAATGTCGCTCGCGGCCTTGATCATGTCCGCGGCGCGCTTCTGCAAATTCGGCTGATAGCGCGAGTAAGACGAGCTCGCCGGATCGTCGAAATTCTTGATTTCCGTGTGCCCGATCAGGATCACGGTCATTCCCTTGGCCGGGCCAAGCTGGCGAAGCGGCTCAAGGAATTCCTGCCAAACGGCGTCGGCGGCGATGTAGCCCTTGCCGTATCCTGGGTCTTCGATCGAATTCCAGCCTTCGCGCCGGCACGTCTCCGCTTCGATGATCCGCGAAACGCCGTCGATCGCCGAAATGATAAGCGTCTGATACGAGTGCTCTTCGGCGAAGAGCGCTTCGAATGCGCTCATGAAGGACTCGAAATCGCCGAGCTCGCCGAACGTGTCGATTTCGACGCCGGCGGGAGGATTCTCGCCGGCCGTCTGGATCAGGATCGGCGCCGGAAATTCGGCGGCCAGCGTGTCTTTGCCGACGCCCTCGACGCCGTAAAGTAGGATCAGCGGATTCGGCTTCGCGCTCGTTTTCTTGAGCGACGCAAGGCTAATTGCCACGGGCTTGAGCTCCTTTTGCGGGTTGTGAGATTGCGGCCAGGGCGCGCCGCCACGTTTCGCGCCCGATCAGGCGCCACCCTTTGCCCCGCACCGTCTCGATTTCGACTTCGTGCGGGGAGACTTTCTTGCGGAGGCGATGAATGAGCACATCAACGGAGCCGGGAGTGACGCCGGCGGCGGTCGCAATGGCGGAACCGTCGACCGTGTCGTCCGTTAGCAGCGCGCCTAGAACCGCCGTTTCACCGGACGTCAAACGCCAGGCGTCCGGTGCGGTAAACTCGACGCGAATCCCGTTTTGTGGCACAACACCTCTAAAAATAGTTTGATATCCGGAAAGAAACCGGATATCGGCGGGAACTTGCTCGACGGATATCCGTTGAGCGCTGTTAACAACAACTAACGGACGTAACGGATGCCGTCAACGGACAAAAACAGGGACAAGCCCGATTCCGTGGAAAAAATGCGCGGCGTGATCCGCGCACGACTTCGGGATTTAGGAATCAGCGCGCGCGAGGCGTCGCGTCGCGCCGGCTTCAATTTGGGCTATGTCGGCGACATTCTGGAAGGCCGATCGAAGGCTCCGGACGCCGATCGCGTGCTCAAATTGGCCGACGCGCTCGACCTCGACGCCGCGGAGCTCCTAGGCGAGTCGGCGGCCGTTGCGGCCGAGTCGCGCGGCGCCGATCGGGGCGTCCGGCCGCTCGGCGACGAACGCCGCGGCGGCGGGCGAAGCGTGCCGCTCTACGCGGCGCCCCTCCCGATCAAGCGGGCGTTCCTGACTTTCGAGCCGGAGCCGATCGGCCGCGTGCCGTGCCCGATCATGCTCCTGGATAACGTCGACGCTTACGCCGTGACCGTCCCGAACGACGTCAACGCGCCGCGCTATTTCCCTGGCGAAATCATCTTTCCGGCTCCCGGCCGGACGCCGAAGATTGGCGATTTCGTCTTCGTGCGCTGCAAAGACGGAACCGCCGGGATCGGCCGCCTGGTCGAGCTCGGCGGCGATTCGGTCTTGCTCCATTTCCCAGGCCTGGAAAACGCCGAGTCGCGGATCGAAATCCGCTTCGACGACCTCGCCGCAATGCACCCGGTCGTGGTTTCTATTACTCCGTAATAGGCAACGGATAACGGACGAAATTTTAATTCGTCCGTTGACATAACCAACGGACGTCCGTTAGGGGAGGTGAACCGATCACCTTTCCCGAACGGAGAGTCCCAGGTGAAATTCACCGTCGCCCAAAGCTTCCTCGCCACCGCCCTAGCGCACGGCGCCGCCGTTGCCCCTCGCAACGCGCAAATCCCGATCCTTTCGCACGTTCGCTTGATCGCCGGCGACGGGAAGCTCGCTGTCGCCTCTTCCGACCTGAACCGCTTCGCCGAAGCGGTGATCGACGTCGCGGTCGAGGCGCCCGGCTCCGTCACGGTGCCCGGCGCGGCCTTCCTGACGCTCGTTTCCAAATATGCGAAAGACGCCGAGGTTTCGATCGAGCTCGACAACGCGCAATTGATCGTGCGTTGCGGCCGGTCGAAGGTGAAGCTCCCGACGCTTCCCGCCGACTCCTTCCCGGCATGGGCCGACGAAGCGCCCGTGCATCAATTCGCGTTCCCTGGCGCCGCCTTCCGCCTCGCTGCTGGCCGTGTTCGCTCCGCCGCGAGCAAGGAAGAGGTCCGGCACTATCTTTGCGGCGTCTATCTTCACGCGGTCGACGACACGCTCCGCCTGGTCGCGACGGACGGCAACCGCCTGGCCGTGAGCTCGATCCCGTGTCCGGCCGGCGCCGAAGAGCTCCCCGGCGCGATCATCCCGACTGCAGCGCTCGACGCGGCCCTCGCAATTTTCAAGTCGTCGGAGGCGATCGACGTCGCCCTTACCGAAAAAAGCGTGAGCTTTTCGTCCGCCGGCCTCCGGCTTTCGTCGAAATTGGTCGACGGCTCATATCCCGATTACACGCGCGTCATTCCGGAGTCCGGCCAGCCGTCCGTGACCTTCAAGCGGTCGGCCTTCGTCGACTGTCTCGACCGTGCGAACGTGCTCACCGGCGACGGGCAATACATGGCGATCGTCGCCGAGCCGGCCGGTGACACGCTCCGGCTCCGCGCCAACAATCCGAACGGCGGATCGGCGGAGGAGGAGCTTCCGGCCGTGATCGACGCGCGCTTTCAGCGCTTCGGCTTCAACCCCAGGTTCGCGGCCGAATTCCTGCAAACCCTCCCGGTCGAAGAGCTCACGATCGAGCAAAGCGATCCCAACGGCCCGCACCGGATTCATTCGGCGGAGGCGCCCGACTTTACCGGCGTCGTCATGCCGATGCGCGTCGCCGCCTAACCCCTCCCGTCAACCCTCAAACCCAAAGGAGTCCAGGTCGTGAACCTGTTTACCGTGATCGACGAAGGCGTCGCCATTATCCGGTGCGCGAACGGCGTTTTCAAGCAAACGAAGGTCTATCAGCGCGCCGGCCGCGTCTATGTCGCGCACGGCGGCGGCTTTGTCCGCGTTTGCGCGAAATTCAACGACACGTTCGGCACGTCGCATCCCAACGTGAAGGTGATCGAGCTTGAGGCCGAAGGCGTCGACGCCGAGAGCGGCGAGCCGCGCTTCCGTTCCGCGCTCAAGGCCGTTGCCTAATGCGGCGCTATTCCGTGCTCGACGTGATCCTAGCGGCAATCGGCGGAGCCGAAATCGCCGCCGGGATCACGGGCGCCGCAGCGGCGTCGACCGCCGCCATTGCGTGCGGCTCGTTTTTCGTCGGCGTCGCGCTCATTCCCTGGCCGTCGAAGGCCTAAGCCGTGAGCCGCAATGTCCCGGCGCCGCGCCGCCCGTCGAAAATCACCGTTCCGGAGCGCTGCGATCCGCGCGCGAAGGTCGTCTTCGCCGAAATGCAGCGCCAGGGCGTGACCTATGACGAATTGGAGCATCGCTCCGGCGTGCTCCGGTCGACGTTCAAGGCCTGGCGCACGAACAACAAGCCCGGCCTAGATACGCTTGAGGCGGCACTAGGCGCGCTGGGTTGGGCGCTCTTGCCGCAATGGGAAAACGAAAGCGAGCTCCTGTGCGGCTTGCTCGCGACCGTGTGCCGGACGGCCGTTGTTCGCCACGAAACGCCCGCGCCCGTCGTCGCGACGATCATTCCGCGTCGCCGGCGGAGCCGCGAGCCGAATCCCTTCCAGGTTCCACTTTTCGAATTTGAGGAGTCCGCCGCGTGAGTCACGTTATGCTCGACCTTGAGACGCTAGGCCTGGCGCCCGGCTCGATCGTCCTGTCGATCGGCGCCGTCGCCTTCGATCCGGCCGACGGCGTGATGGGCCACCAATTCTATCGCAATATCGACCGCGCCTCTTGCGAGCGCTTCGGCCTAGTCGCGTGTCCGGCAACCGAAGCTTGGTGGCAAGAGCAGTCGGAAGAGGCGCGCTCCGCCCTCCTGGCCGACTTGGTCGACCTCCCGCAAGCGCTCTCCGATTTCGCCGAATTCTATCGCGGCGTCGGAGGCGATCGGATTTGGAGTCACGGCGCCAATTTCGACACTCCGATGATCGAGGCCGCCTATCGCGCCGTCGGCATGCCGGCGCCCTGGGGCCACCGCGAGCCCCGCGACACGCGGACCATTTTCGAGCTCGCCGGCCTCGATTTCAAGCAAGCGAAATACGCCGAGGGCGTCGAGCACAACGCCTTAGACGACGCCCGCAATCAGGCCGTCGGCGTGATCGACGCTTACGCCTTGCTCGGCAAGGCGTCCGCCTCCGCCTGAACCTCTCCCAAACGAAAGGAAAGCGCCCCAATGCCATTGTCACTACCGACGCGGCTCTTCGATCAAATCGAGCCGATCAATAACCTAGTCGCGGACATTCACGCCGACAACCGCGACGCCGGTTGGTGGAACGACCTCAAGACCGGCGAGCCGTTGCTCAACCGGCCGCACGTCGTCGGCGAAAAGCTGTGCCTCGTGCACTCCGAAATTTCGGAGGCGATGGAGGGCCACCGCAAGAACCTGAACGACGACAAGCTCCCGCATCGGCCCATGATCGAGGTCGAGCTTGCCGACGCCGTCATTCGGATTTGCGACCTGGCCGGCGCGCTTTGCCTCGACCTGGGCGGAGCGATCGCCGAAAAGCGCGCGTTCAACGCCGTTCGCGAGGATCACAAGCCGGAAGCTCGCCGCGCCGCGGGCGGGAAGGCGTTCTAATGCGCGG